CGACAACCAATACACAGGCGATTGTCTGTACGATGTCATCAAAGGGCTTTGTGAGGAAAACAATATAGGGTTCAAGATCGTACTGACAGATGAAAACAAGTTTGCGTTCAGTCTGTATGCCGGCGTTGATCGCTCTTATGAGCAGACAGAAAATCCGTATGTTGTTTTCTCTCCAAACTTTGAGAACATCATCAACAGCAACTACTATTCATCCAAAGCGAGTTTCCGAAATGTGACTCTGGTCGCAGGAGAAGGTGAAGGAGCATCAAGGCGAACTGCTATCGTTGGCTCAGCCTCCGGGCTTAACCGGCGTGAACTGTTCACAGATGCTCGTGACATCTCATCCGATACTGAGGACGGGGCACTTTCCGATGCAGAGTATATGGCGCAGCTTCAGACAAAAGGTTTGAAAAATCTGGCTGACCATATTGTGACTACTGCGTTCGAAGGCGAAGTTGAAGTCACTCGACTGTTCAAATACGGCGAGGACTTCTTTATCGGAGACATCGTTCAAATCGCCAATGAATATGGCAATGAGGGATCAGCTTACATTTCAGAGCTGGTTATCTCAAACAGTGAGGAAGGATTATCAATTTATCCGACCTTCAAAACTATTTCAAAGTAAGGAGGGAGAAACTGAATGAGCGTATCAAGCGGATTTTTCAATTCACTTAACGGTGACCGCAAATACAATGCTGCACAGATGTCAGCTATCTTTGATGGGCTTATCATCGATGGTGTATTTGCTTCTATCGGTACCGCTTTTGCTGTGAAGGCGGCAGGCGGTCTTACCGTGAATGTCGGTATTGGCAAAGCCTGGTTCGACCATACATGGACAGTCAACGACAGTATCCTGCCGATGACTGCCCCGGAAGCAGAAGTGCTTCTTGATCGCATCGATGCTGTGGTTCTGGAAGTAAACGGAACTGAGTCGGTGCGTGAGAACACCATCAAATTTGTCAAGGGTAATCCGTCCAGTGCACCGTCGAGACCGATTTTGACGAACGAGGGAAATGTCCATCAGTACCCTCTCTGTTATATTTACAGAAAATACGGCACTGCGGTTATTAACCAAGCTGACATTACCCCTATGGTTGGCACAGAATCTACTCCATTTGTAACCGGCATTCTTCAGACAATCAGTCTGGACGAGCTGCTTGGCAAATGGCAGGATGAGCTTGATCGGTTTACGGATGCACGATCTCAGGAAGTCGATGACTGGATTGCTCAGGAGGAAAGCGATTTCACGACTTGGTTCAATAAAATGAAAGCCGACCTCCAGCAAGAGCAGAATGTCCTCGACCAGTGGATTGCATCTGAGCAGGCTGATTTTCTTGCCTGGTATAACCAGATGAAAGACCAGCTCAGCGGTGATGTCGCAGGAAATCTACAACTTGAGATCGACAAGGAAGAGGTCAAACGCATTTTACTGGTTGGCTTTGAAGACGGAACCAAGGAGTTTTCGGACGACGGTACTATTATCACTTCGACCTCGAGCGATGGCAGAACCATGACGAAGACTTTTTCTGATGGGTTTCTAACCATGACAAATGTACTGAAGAGTGCAGCAGGGGCAGAGGTGGCGAGAGCCGTCAAGACTTTTGACTCCGATGGCAAACTTATCAGCACTGTTGTAACTTATTCTTAAAGCGAAAGGAGAACAATCAAAATGGCAGAAGAAGATCTGATTTTCGGTAAAAACCGACACTTCTTCGGCGGCATTGAGCCGTCCAATATGCTGGCATTTACTGCGCATGGCGGTATGCCCCAGGGACAGTATTGTGTTTTAATCACAGCTACACTCCCTAATGATACAGTAGTAAATGAACAGACGCTTTGCACCGTGAAAGGTGCGATTATCCGAAGGAAAACGACTGATTATCCGAAGGACGAATTTGACGGCGATCTTGTCGCTGATATTAAGGAATCCACAACTTTTATGGATGTTGGGCTATCGTCTACCGGAACCTACTACTATGCAGCTTTTCCTTATACCACGCAGGGCGTGTATAACCGAAATAAGTCTAATCGCGCTGTAGTAAACGAACCGGAGCCGATGAAGGCGTTTTCCGCTAAGTCAGTGTATGTCTCGGCATCTGACACTGTCAAGGTTGAGATTACGGCGAAGTTGCCGAGTGGTGTTGTCGGTGCAGTCATCCGCAGGAGCACTACTGGTTATCCGACCAGTGAAACGGAGGGCGAACTGTTCAAGAACATCACTGCGAACGGTACTTATACGGATACTAATGTGACGGTCGGTGTGGTATATTACTATTCCGCATTCCCTTACACCAGTACCGGCGCCTATAATCGCAGTGAGGCAAACAGAACCAGCGTAACACCGAAGAAGAGAGATTATCTGTTCGGCTATGATCTGGTCAAGGCAACCTCCAGCCCTACCGGACGAGTAACTTATCCTTCTGATGTGGATAACGCTGCATTTACTCCGGCGGCTATGAATTTCAACACCGGTAAGTTCAACTATGGTGGTTGGGCGTTTGACCCGGGTGAAAAGTTCATGCCTCGTCCTTGTATGCTGACTTACGCCGGAAAGGTTGACCATTATCTTAATCCCAACGACTATACTAAGAAGGTCGACGGCACCACATCAAAGGTTACGGATACTTCTTTCGGTGGAAATGCCATGATGGAATGGCCGAAGATCTATACAAAACGGTGGGAGTCGAATGGTGTTTATCATTTCCGCTGCTCCGATACTCCTCAGGACGATACTTGGGATTGCTGGTGTAACTATGACCGCAACAATAACCAGATCGATCATTTCTATACCCCCATCTATTTCGGTTCTCTGGTTTCCGGAAAGCTTCGTTCTATCAGTGGTGCAGCTAACAGTGTAAGTACCACGGCAGCTAATGAAATTACCTATGCAAAGGCAAACGGTAATGACTGGTACACCGAAGTGCTGGCTGACAGACTGCTGCTTCAGGATCTGCTGGTTATGATGGCTCGTTCTACTGAGTGCCAGACTGCATTCGGCTACGGACGGTGCAAGAGTTCAAACAGCAGTGCTATTGCTCCCGGTACGATGAATACCAAGGGCATGTTCTGGGGTTCCAATGACCAGACCTCCGGTGTGAAGGTCTTCGGTATGGAGAATGTCTGGGGCAACCTGTGGCGTCGTACCGCCGGCTGGATCAATGCTAATGGTACGCAGAAGGTAAAACTGACTCGTGGTACGCACGATGGTTCTACTGCAACTGACTACAACACAGACGGAAACGGTTATAAGACGATCGCAAATGCTACCCCGGCTGGTTCTTCCGGTGGCTACATCAGCAGCATGAAGACGGAAGCATTCGGACGGCTGCCTGTTACTGCAAGTGGTTCCAGCAGCACTTATGAGGCTGACGGCATGTGGTACAATAACAGCCAGGTCAATTACGCGTTTGTCGGCGGGAACTGGAACCGTGACCTTTTGGTCGGTCCTTTCTCCGCTGATCTGAACCATACGGCGTCCTATTCGGACTCGTACTATGGCGCGGCTCTCTCTTGTAAACCGCTTGCTGCTGCGTAAGCAGCGAGGAGAGGACGGGAGAACCTTAGGTTCGCCGGGTAAACGAAAACAATTAAATATTAGGGGTATACACTGCGCCCAGCGCGTATGTCGGCGGCAACTGGAACAATGACCTTATGGTCGGTCCTTTCTACGCTAATCTGAACAATACGGCGTCCAATTCGAACTCGAACAATGGCGCGGCTCTATCTTATCCATAAGAAGCTCTCTATAATGCAGTGTATGCCGCCATTTCAAAATGGCAAGAGATATCCGCATCTCTTCCTCACCACTTGGTGAAAATTAACTCGGTGCAAGCATCTGTGAGTAGCTGAGAATAAGTCGAAAGCGGATGAGAGGATAAGAGAGAACATGAAATCCTATAACCACTTGTACGAAAAAACAATATCCGAAACGAACCGACGGTACGCTCTGTCTCAAGCAAAGCACAGCAAGAGATTCCGTAAAATCATGAAACACCGGCACATGTCTGACGATGCCGCAGTTGAACAATCCTTAGACTGGATAGTCAACTACGAAAACGCCGAGCATGTGCCGGTTTACATTTATGATGGGATTACTCGCAAGGAGCGCACTATTATTGTCCCTACGATGGAAGAGCTGCTTGTTCAGCATTGCATCGTAAATGCCATGAAGCCGATGTTCTGCAAGGGAATGTATGAGCACAGCTATGCCAGTCTTCCGGGCAGAGGAGCCCATAAAGGAAAGCAGGTTATTGAGAAGTGGATCAGGACTGACCCGAAGAATTGTAAGTACGTCCTCAAAATGGATATTCGCCATTTCTTCGATTCTATTCCACATGATCGTTTGAAAGCCAAGTTGAAGAAGACCGTTCATGACGAGAAGATGTTGGATTTACTATTCCGCATTATTGATGTCACAGAGGTTGGTATTCCACTTGGTTTTTATACTTCTCAATGGCTTTCTAACTGGTATTTGCAGGGTTTAGATCATTTCATCAAGGAGCAGCTCTGTGCTGTACACTATATGCGCTACATGGATGACATGGTCGTTTTCGGAAGTAACAAGAGGGTTTTGCACCGCATGAGACAAGCAATTTCCGATTATCTGGAAATGGAGCTTGGCTTGGAACTTAAAGCGAATTGGCAAGTCTTTCGCTTTTCTTATGGCAACAACCAGGGGCGTGATCTGGACTTCATGGGCTTTCGTTTTTATCGTAATCGAACGATTCTTCGAAAATCCATTATGTACAAGGCCACGAGAAAAGCTCGCAAAATCTCCAAAAAGGAGAAAGCAACCATACTTGATGCTCGTCAAATGTTGTCTTATCTTGGGTGGATCGACTGCACCGATACCTATTTGATGTATCAGAAGTGGATAAAACCATGTGTCAGCTTTCAGCAATTGAAGCGAAAGGTTTCACGATATGACAAATACGATGAGAAGCGGGTATATCAAAAACTCGTCAGTCTTTACACTGCGAAAGGAGGAAAGTCGCATGGAGTTGAATTACAAATACGCCGAGAGCACAGTCCAACCAACTGCACTTGAGGTTACTGTTGGAACCGTATATCTCCGCAAGGACATTACGAGTATTGTACGAATTTCCGAACAGGGCGATAAAACCACTTACTGGACTTATCAGGAAGCGGCGCTGACCCCTCAGGAGTTCAATGAATACACAAATCTGCTTATGGCTGAAAACGCCATTAAAGGCACGAATGATTCGGACAACATTGTTCAGCTCATGGCAGGTCAGGAAACTGGTGATTCCCAGCAGCTTGCCATCATGGAAGCAATTGCTGATCTGTACGATGCCGTCGCAGCAATGATTCCTGAATGAGGAGGTAGCAAAAATGGTCAATCTTTACGCCACGCTTATCATCAATAAGCGCAGAACCTTCGACCAGGTGCCTGAAAAATTTAAGGCAGATGTCGAGGCAAAATTGTTAGAATATGGCTACGATACCAACGGCGATCTTATCGCTGAGGAGGAGTAACCATGTTTTATATTTTATCCAAAATTTTGATAGGAGGTAACAACATGGTAGCACTGTATGTCGCACTCATCATCGCAGGTCGTCGGACCTTTAATCAGGTTCCGGCAAAGTTCAAGGCTGCTGTCAAGGCTGATCTGGAAGCTCTCGGTCTTGACGAAAATGGTAATCCTGTGGATTAACCGAAATTGGCAGGGAGTCTACTTTGCGGTGGGCTCCCTCGCCTAATTAAAAGAGGTTTGGGGTGATATTTCCTACAAGCTTCTTAATTCATTTATGACTTCAAGGAGGATGATACATGGAAATGGAACCCTGGCTGCAAACGCTATTAACCATTTTAGGGACGATACTTGCTTCTTCTGGATTTTGGGCATATATCCAGGAGCGAAGCAAACGAAAAGCTGCTGAGAATAAGCACAACAATCTTGAAACGCAAATGCTCATTGGTCTGGCTCATGATCGTATTATTTATCTCGGCATGGCCTACATTGAGAGAGGTTACATTACACAGGACGAGTATGAAAATCTATATGAATACTTGTACAAGCCTTATGAAAAATTAGGCGGTAATGGTTCGGCTAAGCGAATCATGACAGAAGTTGACCAACTTGCGATTCATAAATCAACTTACAATGCTTGAATTGGAGGTGAGATTATGAGTTACAACATTACTGGTACGACTATCACTTTGACCCGAGGTGATACATTTGAGGCTCTGGTCTCTGCCACCAAAAGGGACGGGACACAGTATATTCCTGTTGCAGGTGATACCATTCGCTTCGCAATGAAAGAGAATTACGATGACCCCCGCCCCCTTCTCGTCAAAGACATCCCGATTGATACGATGATGCTGACGCTTGAACCTCAAGACACAGCAGATCTGAATTTCGGCAAGTATGTCTATGACATTCAGCTCACGAAAGCAAACGGCAAAGTTGATACCTTCATTTCGAAAGCAACTCTGAAGCTTTCGGAAGAGGTTGACTGAGCATGGGTGGAGTATGCGGAATCGGGTCTATTAAAGGTCGCCTTTCGCCCATTGGAAGCTTACAAGGAGCTTTATCTATACCTGTTGGCGGAGGTTTGGACTGTGATATTTATGAGGGCGAATACAATATCGTTCCCAGCGACACGGTTCAGGTACTGCCGACAGCCAACAAACTGCTGAAGCATGATATTGTAATCGAGGCAAACTCCGGAGGTCTTCCCGAAGGGAGTGAGATGGCTACGGACGACGATATTGACAGTTTGATCGATGATATTTTCGGAACCGGAGTCAATCCCGATCCGGACGAGCCCACTTACAGCCCTGATGACATCGCCACAGAAAAAGAGCTGAACGATGCTATTACCGATGTCTTCGGCTAAACATTTTGTGGTCACAGCAGCGCCAAAACGCTGTGGCAAAAATAATTTTATTCCAATAGGAGGAATGTATTATGGCAGACACTATTAAAATCACTACCCTGGCGCAGTTGAAGGTTGCTCTTCAGGCAGCTAAGACTTACATCGATGGTCAGATCGGTGGCCTGGGTACTATGGCAGGCAAGAGTGAGGTCGCCTACGACGATCTGGCTACGGCTCTGAAGACTCTGATCGACGGTAAGGCTGCTCAGGCTACTGTTGACACCCTGGTCGGTGAGGATACCGGCAAGTCTGTACGCACTATCTCTTCTGAGGAAGTCGCAAAGATTGTGGCTGGTGCCGACAAGTCTTACGACACTCTGAAGGAGATCGCTGACTGGATTCTGAGTGACACCACGGGTGCCGCAAAGATGGCTAATGACATCACTCGTCTGGATGGTATCCTTGCCGGTATCGGCGGTACTGACGAGGAAGCCACTGTCGTGGCTTATGTCACCAAGATGATTAACGCGCTTGGCATCGGTGACTATGTCAAGACTACCACTATGACTACCGAGCTGGGTAAGAAGGTGGATAAGGTCGAGGGCAGCCGCCTGATGACTAATACTGAAGGTACCAAACTGGCTGGCATTGCCGCTGGCGCTCAGGTGAATGTCATTGAAAAGATCAAAGTCAATGGCACTGAGGTAACCCCTGCGGCTGAGGATAAGTCTATTGCTCTGACTATTCCTACCGGCAAGCTTGCTGGCAAGGATATTGTCGCAGAGACTGATCTGGACGCTGCTCTGAAGGAGAAGGTCAACGCCGCTGCTGAGGGCAACCACAGTCATGCAAACAAGGCGTTCCTGGACACCCTGTCCGGTGCTACCGACGAGGAAGTTACCGCCATGTGCACTGAGGTCTTCGGTGCCTAAAGACTGTAAGTCTCTGGGGAGGGTGTAACAGCCCTCCCTAAATCTTTCAAAGGAGCGTGAATCGAATGCCTGATTACAAGCTGGTATCTCTTGAACAAATGAAGATACTTGCCGGACAGACTAAGTCGTATGTAGACGGTAAAGTAGGTTCCGCCAGTGATATTCAGTCTGGTGACACCGTCAAGACTTTTTCAAAAGATTATAAGACCGTAACGACGGTTTACGCCAATGGGAACCAGCTTGTGAAGACTTTTTCGGACGATATGAAAACAATCACATCGGTTCTCACGGACTCTGAAGGAACGGTCATTGCAACGGAAACCAAGACACTGTCGGACGATGGTCTCACCATCTCTACGGATGTGGTTTACGGCTAATAAATAGCAATACAGGGCAATAGAATGTAGGTTAGTTCTGTATTATTCCTACACTTTGGCTAAAAAAGCCATTGATTACGGGATATTTTGCTTCTACTATAAAAACAACGAAACAAATTTTGTCCTATATAATGTTACGGATCTCAGATTTAAAAATGGAGACTATAAGATATTG